ATGCTGCTTTCGCCCTCGGACATTTCAATACCGGAGATTCATGAACCAGATCCTGAATTAGATCCAGATTCTTTCGATCCACCTGAAGAACCATACCTTGATAATGTCTGGAGTGAAATAGATGGCGAACTCGATAGTATCGACGCCGGATCAGAAGTTAGTTAGTGATTATCTAGCTAAATTCGATATAGCAAAGTCTCAAAGACAACCATTCGAAAAAGAATGGTACAATAATCTAGCCATGTTCTTTGGCAAGCATTACATGCAATGGGCTGGTTCTACCACTACTGGATTTTCTATGTCTCAGCCTAAAGCTGCTGCATGGAGAGTTAGACTTGTAGCTAATAGAATCAAGCCAATTGTTCGCAAAGAGAATGCAAAGGTTAATAAAGAACGTGGAATTTGGTATGTAGTTCCATCAACTCCAGATGATGAGGACTTGGCAAAGGCCAGAATGGCTAGTGCTATTTCAGATCAACTTCTTGATTCAAAGAATTTCCAGCTTAGAAAGCGGGAAGCTATTTGGTGGAGAGGTGTTTGTGGCACAGGATTTATGAAAGTATACTTCGATCCAGCGAAGGATATTTCATATCTTGCCCCGTCTACCTTCCATATGTGGTTTCCTAATCTTGAGGAACAAGATATTCAAGAGCAAGATTGGGTGTGTCATGGAATTGCCACAACTGTTGAAGCCGTTAAAGCATTGTACGGTGTTGACGTCGAGCCTGATTCTAATGCGGACATTCCTGAGTCTAAGTTCAGACTTAGCTTGGGGCTTGCTAAGAAGGGTGACGTAAAAGATCACGTATTTCTTAAGGAATTCTGGGTTAAGTCATGTCCTTCATTTCCTGAGGGTGCAATGTTTGTTATTTCGAATTCTGAACTTATTTTTATGACTGAAAAGCCCCCGGAAATGCAGATGAGACCTGATGGAAAACCAGTTTTAGATCCAACAACAGGACAACCTGTTCCAGTTCCTAAGACTACTAAGCCTAGCAATATTGTAGGTGGAGATGCTCCGGAATCTGTATTCCCATACGAACATGGTAAGTATCCCTTTGCTAAGGTAGATCATATCCCTACAGGTAGGTTCTATGCAGAATCTATTATTAAAGACTTGATCCCTATTCAGAAGGAATACAACAGATCACGTTCTCAGGGAATTGAAGCTAGAAATCTTACTGGAAAGCCTCAGTGGGCATCTCCTAAAGGTTCTGTAGATGTTAGAAAGCTTTCTGCACAACCTGGTCTAGTTATTGAATATACACCGGGTTTTGATGCACCTGCTCCTGTTAAGAACCCTGAACTGCCTTCATATTTCCAATTTGTTCAACAGTCTTCTTTGGATGACATGGATTACATTAGTAATCAGTATGAAGTTACTCAAGGTAGAACACCGCCTGGAGTTGAAGCTGCATCTGCTATTGCCTATTTGCAAGAAGAAAACGATAGCATTCTAGAGGAAACTATTGCCTCAATGGAGGAAATGGTTCAATCTGTTGGCTATCAATCTGTTATGCTTGCAAAGCAATTCTGGGATGAACAAAAGATGGTCCAGGTTATTTCTGGGGATCAAGTTTATGAAGTGATGCAATTTAAGCAGAATTCATTGCCTGATGAAGTAGACTTTAAAGTTGAGCACGGTTCAATGGCTCCTCGTTCTAGAGCAGCCAAGCAAGCATTTATTATTGATTTGATTGATAAGCAATTGATTCCTCCTATGGAGGGCTTGAAGTATCTTGAAATGTCTGAAGTGTCTCGCCTGTATGCAGAGCTTGCAATTGATACTCGTCAAGCTGAACGAGAAAACTTCAAGATGAAGATGATTAAACCTGAAACTGCTGCGCCACCTTTGGATGGAATGGGTCAAGCTATTGGTCAACCTCCGGAGCCACAACCCCTCCAAAATCCTGTGATGGTAAATACGTTTGATAATCATCAAGCGCATATTTATGTTCACGGTAAGTTCATGAAATCTCAATCCTATGAACAATTGGACCCAACAGTTCAACAGATGTTCTTGGAACACTACAATCTACATCTAGAGACTTACGGAAAGCAGATAACTGATGCCGGAGGAACAGAGAACGGAAACGGAAACTCGGCTGGAGGCGCTCCAACTGAATCTGGGCAACCAACCTGAGGAACAATTTGGCGGTAATAACGGTCCTCCTGATTTAGATGGAAATCAAAATGGGAATGGACAACCTACCCCCCCTGTAGGACACGATCCAAATGCTGCTGACGCATTTGTAAATGAATTCCTTAAGAACGTTGCACCTGAGGATTTGCCTCATGTTGAAAAGTACTATAAGGATTGGGGTGCGAAGGTAACTCAGAGTTCTCAAGCAAAGTCTGAAGAGCTTCAAAGATATCTGGACCTTGGGGTAGATTTTGATAGCATTGTTGCTGCTGTTAATCTAATGAAGATTGGTGATACCGATCCTCTTATGCTTTACAATCAAATAGGTGAATATCTTAAGGAAGAAGGTCTACTTAAAATGCCAGAGGAACAGGAACCAGAAGTCGATCCCATGTTTGATGGAGCTTCTCCAGAATTAGTGAAGAAGTTTAAGGACATGGAAGCTAAAACTACTAAGTTTGAGCAGTTCCAGCAAACTATCGAACAAGAACGTACAAATGCGGCTGGTCAACAAGAGCTTGACAAGATGATGAAGGAGCTGCATACTAAGCACGGAGAGTTCGATGAAATGGCTGTTCTTGCTAGAATCATGAATGGTCACAAACCGGACGATGCAGTAAAAGATTATAACGATTATCTGAATAAGAATTACAATCCAAAGCCAAAAGCTACTGCACCACCTGTTCTTGGTGGTGGGAGAACTGCGGTGGATCAAGTAGATTCTTCAAAGATTAGACATGATAAGGTGGCTAGAAAAGCTCTAGTCAATCAACTTCTTGGAGGAATTGATACATAATGACCGCAACTCTCACTACTGTCGCTGGCATTCTTAAAGAGGTTTATGAAGGCCAGATTAACGATCAGTTGAACGAGGAGAGAGTTACCATTAAGCGGATCGAAAGAACCGCTGATGATGTTACAGAAAACATCGGTGGTAAGTACGTTGTCTTCCCCGTTCGTTCTACTAGAAACCACGGTATTTCATACCGTGCAGAAAATACTCAGTTGGCGGCCGCAGGTCGTCAAGGTTATAAGGCAGCTACCGAACAACTTAAGTACGGCTATGGTCGTGTTTATTTTACTGGTCAGCTTCTTCGTCTTGCTAGAACTAATTCTCAGGCTTTCTCCAATGCTCTTGACGAGGAAATGGATGGGCTTAAGTCTGATGTTGGTAAGGACGAAAACAGAATTGCATGGGGTCACCCAGATCAGGGTGCTCTTGGTCATACAGGAATTGTTGCCAAACTTACTTCTTCTCCGGCAGCTTCATTAACATTTACTGTTGATGATGCTCACTGGATTGAAGCTGGAATGGTAATTGATACTGTTAACTCGGCTGGTCCTACTGTTACCAATACTGGTTTTACAGTTGCATCTGTTTCAGGTAATACTGTTACTCTTACTGCTGTAATTACTGCGACTTCTGGTCACTACATTAGTCGTACTGGTAACTACAATCAGGAGCCTTACGGTTTCAGCAATATTATTAACTCCGCTGGAGCACTTCACGGACTTAATCCGGCAACTGCTGGTCAAGAGTTTTGGAAATCCACGATGGATATTACTACTACTAACTTGACGGAACTTGCCATGATTACGATGGCAGATAGAATTCGTCAGGCTGGTGGAGCTAAGATTTCTGCCGTGTTCTGCTCTCTCGGAGTTCGTAGAGCATACTGGAATATTCTTACTGGGCTTCGTCGGTTTAATGAGCCGAAGAAGTTTACTGGTGGTCTTGTTGGATTGGCTTTCCAAGTTGATACAGAAGGCGGCGAGGAAGTTCCAGTTGTTGCTGATCCTGATGCACCAACTTCCAATATGGCAATGGTTACGGAAAAGGAATTGAAGATTTTCCGTGACAAGGATTGGTATTGGGAAGACATTGATGGTGCAGTCTTTAAGTGGGTTTCAAACTTCGATGCGTATGAAGCTCTCTTGAAGCAATACTGGCAGTTGGGTACTCATCAGCGTAATGCTCACGGTAGATTTACTGCGCTTACGGAGGTTTCAGCCTAATGACAGTTGCTGGTACTGGTCCTCATAGAGATGGGACTCTTACTGGTGATATTGGAGGATCTGGTGGTTTCCTTTGGTTTCCAGCTAATCTTTTCATTGCATCAGCAGCAGGTCCTGTTCTAGAAGTTCAAGACGCCATTCATAATGGTTTCCTTTTGGATGGAACAGCCGCCGAAAGTGTTTCTGTATCCTTCATGTGTCCGTATAACTGGAACGCAGTACTTCCTATTTATTACGGATATAATGCAGGAGCAGGCGCCGGAGGCGTTGTTCTAGGTATCTATTTGGAAGATATTATTGATGGCTATAACATTACTACTGAAACACCAACACCAGTAGCTGATGTAACATTTGCTGCTGGCGCTCAGCAAGTAATGCAGGTGAAGCCTAGTATTGTGAAGCAATACGTTAACGCAGGAGAAGTTAATTCTCTGAAAGTAGGCAGACTTCCAGTTGATGCAGGAGATACTCTTGCTAATGACTGGGGACTCATCGGTGTTAAACTTGTAAGAGCTGGCTAAATAACCTCAAAGGAGGGGCAGTTAAAGCTAGGGTCTGAGTTCGGCGACTGACTCAACCCTAGCTTTTTCTGTTTGTGAAAGGATTTTAAGTGGCTATTAAGGATGATAAATATACTCTATCTACAACTCCAGAGCTAATTGCTGCTGGCGGCGGGGGTGCAAATAAAAGAACTGTTCTAATTAAAGGTGCATCTGCAACTATATACTTAGGGGGGCCAACAGTAAGCGTTGCTGATGGTTTTCCTATGACTACTACAGATGTTTTTTCATTGGAGTTGGGTTCTGGCGATGATCTATACGCTGTAGCCGCTGCGGCTACTCCTACGGTTAATGTATTGATTACCAATAGTAATGCTAGGGTTAGCACTGGTGACTAGTGTCTGGCTTAATTGTTGATACTGCACTTGTTGTACCGTCTAAATTAAGCGGTAAAAATGTAATGTTTAGGTCTGCATCTAGTGATCTTTTCAATGAACCCTTTGCTTATTCTGATGGTACTACATTAAATAATCTTGTACCTGCTTGGGCAGTAGATGTTAATGGAGTTGGCTCAGTTAGTGTAACAGGAGCCAAAGTTTTAACTAATGGTATTCTTAATGGTATGTGGGCTTCTGTTGCACCTGCTGTCGTTAGCAATACGAATCATTACGCTGCTGTAGAAATATCTGCTGGTTTAGCTGGCAATATTGGTGGTGTTTTAGCTAGGTTTACTGATAAAAATAATTTTTATGCTTTAAGATGTAGTCGTGCTGCGGCAGATACTTATGAACTATATAAAAGAGTAGCTAGCACATATACTCTTTTGGATTCTTTAGTTGAAGCTTTCCCCGCTACTCCATTTAGAGTTAAATTAGGAATATTAGGAACTACTTTAACTGGTTATCTTTGGAATGGTTCCGCATGGGTGCAAAAAGTAACTAAGGTTGGTGATGCTGCCTTTGCTTC